AAGAGAAGAAACTGGAACTAAGAGATTGGCTACCAGACTTTAAGAAGTTCTTTATTCTGCTATTTGGGGTAATGCTCCCTTGGATTTTACTACTTTCATTATTAACCAATGGATTGTGTGACTGATATGAAAAACCAAGACAAAGGATATCCGCATAAGGGAAAAAGAACTAAAATGGAAGTTGCAAATGATATAGCGATACCACTAGTCGTGGTAGCTGTCCTTGCATTAGCCCTTTATGGTGCTGTATCGTTATTTAATAACATAACCCTATGACCAACCAAGATAAAGAGGAAATAGAATATTGCAAACTACATTCTTTCGCTGGAACAGAGCAAGAGGCTAGAGATTGTGATGATTGTAAACCCACCCCCGGAGGATATGCAAGAGTTTGAAAGAGGATTTACAGATGGCGCTCATTTAACTGGGTCTATGGCTGAGGAAGTATTGGCGGAGGTAAAAAACGAGCTAAAGGGATACGAAGATATTCTCTCTAAGTTAGAGGAAATAAATGATGTGTCAATGACGAACTTTAACAAATCCTTAGAGGAGACTGATTTCAAAGACGAAAACACATTTAAGGAGGGAATTATAACTGGTTGGAATATGTGCGTGGCGAGAATAAAAAATGATATTAAAGAAATAAACGAAACTCAGCCCTAGACCAATTCATTAAGAAGATAAACCAAGATGAGTAAATGCGGAGACAACATAAACTCAGTACACGAAATGAAAGATATCGGAGAAGACAAGAGAATCCTTGTCGCTTATTGTGTTAAGTGTAAGTTCAGGACATATATCAGAAAGTACGAGGGTAGAACAGACCCAAAGTATAGTGCTATCTTCGCAAGAGACACGCTACAACCCAACAGGAATTTGTATTACAAGGAGTTTGGTAAAATGAATATTGCTTAGTTTTTTTAATGGGTATATAATAAAGATGACGAAAGGCCATTATTATTAATTTCTAAAATTATGGCTAAGAAAAAAGGCAACGCAGGGAAGAAAAGCACAACCTAGTTGTGTCAAAGGACTACTGGCTAACGCTGGTAGTCTTTTTTTTGTTTGTGGGGTATTATAACAATATGACTAAAAAAGTATTGAAAGAGCCAACAAATAATGGAGATAAGACGGAAAAAGAGATTAAACGAGACGACAAGGGTAGAATCGTAGAGGGTTCTGCTCCATTGAATCCTGCAGGTAAGCCTGTTGGTTCTAAGCACTTATCAACGCTCTTGTGGGAAGCGTTAAAGAATAAAGCTAAAAATGAAGACGGTACTGAGTCAGACAAAACCCTCGCTGACTTAGTGGTACAGCGTTTAATAAAAGACAACATAAAGTATGGAAAAAGAACTGAACTGATTTTTGATAGAATAGACGGACAAGCGAAACAAGAAGTTGACCTTACAAGTGGTGGAGAGACTATTCAAAGAAGTAGTGAAATTGATGTAGCCAAGATTGCTGAAAAGGTTTCTGCAGAGTTGAAAGCCCAGAAGACAAAATAGTGGTATTATTTAGTTAGGTCTTTCCACGAGGAGAGTGAATGAGGAGATAGACCTATGGAAAGCAACTACTGTGTTAGGTGCAAGAAGACTAAGAAGTTCCTTTCACTAGGCGAGCTCCAGAAGATATATGGGGTTCTGTACGAGCAACATATTTGCGAGACTTGTACCCATACGATTTGGGTGAAGAAACGAGGTGGTCTATCTACAGAGGACTAACACTCCTCTACGTCAGGCGCTTCGCTACCGCTTGACCCTCATAGCATTGGGGGAGTGGCGCGATTATCTCAAACTGCTCCCTCATAGTATTATTAATAAATAAAAATATGCCGTTGAAATTCATAAACCCGAAGAAGAATATGAAGCAACCAAGCTCAAAGGTCACAAAGAAAGAACAACCTAAAAAACAAAAAGATGAGAAAGAAAAAACAGTACATACTAGCGAATCACTATCCTAGCAGAACCCCTGAGCGCATAGGGAAGAAGAAAAGCGCTAAAACCATAGTCGTTTCTAAAATGGCTATGCTCAAAGAACACAAGAAGTTGATTCCTATGCTGAACAAAGTGAACAAGAAAGAAGCAAAGGAGCAGAAGCGGGAAATGAAGAAGTATAAATAAATGGAAGAGGTAACCAAAGAAGAACTAGCTAATTTGGATATCCATATCTTCAACGAAGTGTATGAGATTAAAAATGAGCAGGGTAAGAAGCTAGATTTTCATAATCACGCGTTCCTATGGGATATCTATTCTGATTTTTCACCTTTTCAAGCTGTACGGAAAGCCGCGCAAATTGGTTTTACTACTACAGCTATAATCAAGAGCTTGTGGTTAGCGCACAATAAGAAAATGGATATGATTTACACTATGCCTACGTATAGTGACGTGAACACGCTAGTTACTTCTAAGGTGAATCGAATCATTGAGCAGAATCCTATTTTAGCTGAATGGGTTAGTAGAAAAGATACTATTGAGCAGAAAAGAGTTGGCAACTCAGTCATCTATTACAGGGGTACTTGGTCTGAGCGTGAAGCGCTATCCACTTCTTCAGACTTGAACATTCACGACGAAGTAGACCGTTCCAACTTAAAGGTTGTTGACCAGTACTACTCAAGACTCCAACACTCTGACTATCGTTGGCAGTGGTTATTCTCGAATCCTAGTGTTCCTGAGATTGGTGTTGATAAGCTTTGGAACAGGTCAGACCAAAAGCATTGGTTTGTCGCTTGTTCCAACTGCAACAAAAAGCAGTATATGATAATGGATAACATCTTGAAAAATAAGAAAGGTGAATTTTATTATGGGTGTACGAAATGTCAGACTGAGCTAGACCGTACTCAAGGTGAGTGGGTCGCAAGGTGGCGCGACAAAACATATCACGAGACGAAGAACCCAAATGGTGTAAATGGTTATTGGATAAGTCTACTAATGGCTCCGTGGGTGTCTGCAGATACAGTAAAGAATCTTGAAGCTACAAAGCCAGCAGACTTTTTTGCGAACTTCGTATTGGGAATACCATATACTGGAGCAGGTAACATTGTGACTAAAGATGTTATCGTCAGGAATCTTACTGACTTAACGAATGACCAGTCTGGAAGAATCGTAATTGGTGTAGACCCCGGAATTGATATCAGATACGTCATAGGAAACGAAAAAGGTTTGTTCTATTACGGAGAGTGTAAAGATTATAAAGAGTTAGAAGACCTAATGAAACGTTGGAAGACTGCGATTATGGTCATTGACTCAGGCGGTGACTTAATCGCGTCTAGAGAATTGCGAGAAAAGTATAAAAACAGAATCTTCCTAGCGTATTACAGACAAGACCGAAAGAGCGAAGAGCTTTTCTCGTGGAATGACGACGAGGGAAGTGTTACTATAGATAGGAATAGAACTATCCAGCTTGTTATTGATGAGTTGACTGATAGACGAATCCCTATCTACGGAAACGAGACTGACTGGTACAACTACTATTTGCATTGGTCTCATATCTACAGAGTCTCTGAAGAAGACAATTTAGGACAGATGAGAACGAAGTGGCAGAGGTCTGATAGAGACGATTGGGTACACTCTACTGTTTATTGGAGAGCCGGTATGGATAGATTTATGTCAGGAGCAGGTGAGATTATAAACATACAAGATTCGATAGGAGAGGTTGGTTACACTACAGACCCAACAGGTAAAAAATTAGATATTAATTTGTTTCAACCGAAAAGGAAATACTAGAACTTGTCAATAGACAATAACGGATATATAATTAAGAAAAATATATAGCTATATGGCAGTAATCAATAATAGGAGCGCGTTTAACTCACTTAGAGGAGTACTCGGTTTATTCTCTCCTTTGAATAAAGCTTTGAAAAAGCCTGACGAGGGAGATACAGAGCAACCTCTGTTACCAGAGTTTGAATCGTCAATGAGTGATGAGGAGATAATCAAGCTAGCTTCGAAGTGGACTACTGAGTACGATACTTACGCGAAAACTATAAAGACACAGCAGAAAGATAACGTCAACTATTGGATAGGAAAACATTATAACGACTTGCAGACAGCAGGTACGAAGAGACCTCTGACTGATAACTTAATCTTTGAAGCAGTTGAAACATTTTTACCGATAGCAACTAGAGCGACACCAGAAGCTAACGTCGCTACAAGCTCAGGACAGCAAGACAATATAACTAAAGCGCTACAACCTATACTCAACTATCAGGGTGACCGTACTATGTTGAGAATGAAGTTGAAGAGTATCACCCGTGACTGGGTGCTTAATTTTATTGGTTGCTTGAATGTAGTTTGGGATTCGTCAATCAATGATTTTAATATTAGAAGAGTACAACCAACGCGATTGATTCTAGACCCTAACGCAGAGATTGACGTTGACGGTACGTATCTAGGTGAATACTTAGGCGAGAAGAAACGGTGTACCGCTACTAAGCTATCTCGAATGTTCCCTAAGTCTAAGAAAGCAATTTCTGCAGTAGTGCAAGGTAATTGGGGTACTAAGATTACTTACGTGATGTGGAGTACTCCGACAGATGTATTCTTCACGCTAGGTAGTAATGTTATGGGTAAGTTCAAAAACCCTCATTGGAACTATGACGGTGAAGTTAAGAGAAAGAACGCTGAAACTGGAGCTGTAGCGACTGAGTTTGTTAAGGGAATGAATCACTTTAATCACCCAATGATACCTTACGTGTTTTTGTCTATCTTCAATCTAGGTAGGAAACCTCACGACGAGACCTCACTTGTTTTTCAGAATATTCCTTTACAGGACACTATCAACGCAAGGTATCAGCAGATTAATAGAAATGTTGAATCGCAGAATAATGGAATCGTGTTGTCTGGTAAGTACTTTACGAAAGAACAAGCCGCTGAAGCCGCGACTCAACTCTCAAGAGGTAATCCTCTTTGGGTTCCTGAGGGAGATATCAGAGCTTCTTATGCAAGAGATACCGCGCCTACGCTATCTTCAGACGTTTTCAATCATCTAAGAGACGCTAGGGAAGAGTTGCGAAACATCTTTGGAACGTCAGGTAGTACACCTCAGGGAGTAGAAGACCAAAAGTCAGTACGAGGTAAAATCCTAATTAATCAGCTTGACAGTTCTAGAATAGGTGGTGGAGTTACAGAATACATAGAACTCCTATCAGCTAACGTTTACAACTGGTTCGTTCAGATGATGTACGTTTATTACACAGACCAAAAAGAGTTTCCAATGCAGTTAGACAGGAACGAAGATGAGCTAATGAAGATTGTTAATACAGACTTCGAGAATCCAGTATTTGTGAAAGTTAAAAGTGGTTCGCTAGTACCTAAAGACCCTCTAACTCAGAGAAACGAAGCAATGGACTTATGGAGTGCGCAAGGTATTGACCCTATTAGCTTCTTTGAGAAGTTAGATTTTCCTAACCCAGTTGAATCAGCTAAAGATTTGCTTACTTGGCAGATGATTCAGCAAGGAGCGTTACCACCTACAGTTATGTTCCCAGACTTTGAAATGCCTGAGCAACCTGAACAGACAGGAGACGGTTCAGAGTTAGTGAGCGCAGAGGAATCAAACGACGCAAGAGACAATACACCAGTTGAAGCAGTCGGAGCTTCAAGTAAATCATTAATACAACAAGTACCATTATAATAATATGAAAAAGCAAATCATTAAAAAGATAGCTTCAAAAATGGCTACCTCTAAGGGAGCGTTAGCTAAAGCTGAAAAGGGCGAAAAGCAACATACAGGGAAGAAGAAAAAACCTAGACTCACAGGGAGTTTGAGTTTAGTAGGTCGTGGTAGAGGTGGTACTGCTATGCACACCGTAGCTGTTAAACGTGGGGTGACAGAGGTTTCTAAACACTCAAAGATAATGGAGAAAGAGGGCTTAACCCCGAAGCTAGAAAGATTCAGAAATACAAAATATACTGCTAACTACTATCGGCTTAATCCTAAGAGTGAATAGCGTGCCAAGGAAGAAGTCCGCAGGAAAGTTAGTCGCCAAGAAACACCCTACCACTCAGATGAGAGACAGCAGAACAGGTAAAATGGTAACTATCATTAAGTAACAGATATGAACAAATCTTCAAAACTATATTCAAGTGACCTAACCGAAGAATCAAAACAAGCTTCTGACTCAGGAGACGTTGAAGTTTTAGTAGCCGGTGAAAAAGAAAAAGTTGAAAACTACGAAAAGGCAGGTAATCAATCTAAAGAATATTATAAAAAATAATATGAATCCAATAATCAAAGTAGTAGCAGGTAAGATAGCTAAGAATGTAGCCAAGAAAGCAGTTACCAAAATGTCTTCACGTAACGAGCTGAAAAGAGCAGAGAAAGGCGAGAAGCCCAACACTGGTAAAGCGAAGCAAAGAATCCAGAAAGTTCAGAAATTGAGTAAGACGGTGGGTGACTGGGGTAGACGCTTAGAAGCTATGCAGAATGAGCCTGCTTCTAAAGAATGGTTTGAGAAGTATGGTGCGCCTAAGATGAAGAAGAAAGTGGTGAGTAAGATGTCTTCACACGGTGAGCTAAAGAAAGCAGAAAGAGGAGAGAAAGCCATACTGAATAAGATTTACCCAAAGATTTACAACAAGAAAAACGTTAGAAGAGACGGTAAGAAGCCACCACTCCAAAAATATCTTGACTAGCTGTCCTATCCGTAACTCTAAATTGCTAGTATACTGAAATTGAAGAACTGTAAATAGGTCGTAATCATTAAAAACACCACAACTATGACTGAAGAAATTAAAACTGACGCTCCTGTAGAGGAGACACCAGTAGTTGAGACTCCAGCAGAGGAGACACCAGAGACACCTGTAGAAGAGACACCAGAGACACCTGCAGAAGAAACACCTGCTGAAGCTCCTGCAGTAGAAGAGAAGAAAGAAGACGAGGGAATCGAAGCATAATAAACTTAAGTGGGTTTGCTCGGACACTCGCCCTGCGTAAAGCTAAAAAGTTCCCGTATTAAAAATATGTTAGATGATAACAATTTAGGCATAGATGAAACTATGTCAGATGAAATGGCTTTTGCACCTGAGAACAACGAAGAGGACAAGGACAAGTTCAAGTTTGATGATGTAAAAGACGAATCGGCAACTGACTTGAAAGCTGGTTTAGACGAAGAGTTGGCAAACGATTCAAGCGATACTGACTCCGCTTCAGAGGAGAATAAAGAACCTGTCGTATCTGATTCTGATAAAGCTTCCGAAGATGACTCTGCAGATGATTCCGAAGAAGAAGAAGAGGAAGAAGAACAAAGAGTACCGTATTCTCGATTCAAGACGGTGAAGAGCGATTTAGATACAGCTAACTCCAACATAGCAATTATGGAAGAGCGCTTGTCTGAACTCGAAACTTCGCGTGTTGAATCAAAACCCTTAGAAGATATTGAAGTACCCCCAGAATGGGTTGAGTTGTATGGTGATACAGATGTCTCAAAACGAGCATATAAAATACAACTACAGAGGGAAGACGCTATTCAAGCCAATGCTGTTAAGGAAACTCTCAAGCAACTAAAAACTCAAGCTAAAGAAGCAGAAGAACAGGAGCAAGTAAACGAGACTGTCGTGGAAGACAATTTTTCGTCGCTGAATGAGTCAGTCGGTAAGAAACTTACTACCAAGACTCAGGAAGCTGTCCTACAGATAGTTGACGAATTTTCTCCCGTAGATGATGACGGTAAGTACGTCTCATTGTTTCCATTCGATAAAGCTTACGAGATTTTACAACTGCGAGAATCAAAATCTAAAAACAAAACAACTAAGGCTCGACAAAAGGTAGCTGACCTCACAAGCGACACTTCAGAGGGTGAAGTTGATTCGTCAGAAGCTCCATTCAAAAGAGGGTGGGATAACTGGCGAGACGAATTATAACCTTAATTAATAACCCTTAATATGGCTTTTACTAACAGAGTTGATACGCTTACCCTCGACTATCTTGTTCCACAAGTAGTTGATACAGTATTGCGTAGTAACGTTTTTGCTACAGCAATGCTAGCAAAGACTAAGAAATTCCGTAGTTCTACTATGGACTTTCCTATCAAGTATCAGAAAGGAGTTGCAGGTCAGTCCTTTGCAGGATTCGACGTACTGCCAACTTCAGCTTCAGATACTAGAGTATTGATGGTATATATACCACGATTCTACGCAATCAACGTTGCTCTTCCCGGCACAGAAATAGCGGCTAACAACACTATCCAAAAGGTAATGGACTTAGCTACTGTTGAGATGAGGGGTCGCGCACAAGATATGGCCGATGATATTGGTACTTTGTTCTACGCAGACGGTACTGGTAACTCAAGTAAGGACTTCTTAGGTCTTACTGCGATAGTAGATGACGCTACAGACGTGGCAACTATCGGTGGTCTAGCTCGTGCAACATACGCAACATTGAACTCAACTGTTACCGCTTCAGGTGGTACAGTTTCGCTAGCTAAGATGAGGACTTTGTATAACGCTATTGCTGACGCAACAGTCGTTCCTACAACTTCCTATACAACGTACACAATTTGGCAACTTTATGAGTCACTCTTGCAACCACAGGAGCGAATTATGAAAGAGGTCAAGCTCGCTGAGAACTTTAAGGGCTACACAGGATTCAAGACAATGCAATTCGCAGGTCTCCCTGTAATAGCTGACAGGAAGTGTACTTCCGGAGTTTTATTCTTCTTGAATGAAGAGTACTTAGACTTTTACGCCCTGCCTACAGCTATTCCACAGTTTGGTGGAGAATCTGTACCAGTAGCAAGTAAGTTGTTCGTCGGTAACTCTTACAATGAAGTTGGTTCACTCGGTTTCTCTTGGACTGGTTGGATTAAATCTACTAACCAATTCGCTTTCAACAGTTTCATTACTCTTGGTGGTGAGTTGATTACTGATAACCCACGTCGACACGGTAAGTTGACTGGAATTACAGGAGTCTAATTATTAACTAATCGTTTTGCCCTTTACTTGATTAAGTTCAAAGAGGGAGAACTAAAAGAAAACATTATGTTAGCACGAGATTATTTCCCACCTGTCAAATATGGCGCAAAGTGGTTATCCTCAGATTCTCTATCTGGGTTTGATGACTTTGCAACAGTTAGATACGTGGACGGTGACAATGGTAGCGATAGCGAGAATGGACTTACTACAAGTTCAGCATTTGCTACTATTCAAGGAGCGATTGACGCTTCTAGTGCAAGGGATATCATCTACATCAGAGCAATGGCTCCTGAGTCAGACGCTTCAGAGCCGGGTACTTATGTAGAAGACTTAACTATTCCTTACGCAAAGAACGGACTAAAATTGATTGGTATGAGTGGAACAGGTTCACTACAGCCATTCTCAGGACCAAAGATTAAGAACGCAACGGCTACAGCTCTTCTTACAGTTAACGCTCCTTATGTTCAAATAAGTGGATTGCAGTTCAACTGTACGAGAAACAGTGGTACTTACGGAATCTATCTTACTGGAAATACTGGTTATACTACCGCAGGAGGTAGTGTTGGTTTCCTGATTGACAACTGTTACATCAAAAACGCTTCCGCTACTTATGGTGGTATTAGTGTCTATGGTGGATACTCAGGCTTAATCAGTCGTTGTACCTTTGCTTTAGGTACTGACTGCCTAGCTATCAATCTTGATTGCAATACATTACCAAACAACGGTCACACGATTGAGTATTGTAACTTCAAGTCAAACAATGGTGCTTCCGTAGCACTTCACGTGTCATTAGAAAATTCAAAAGATGTTAACGTTAATGGTTGCAACTTTGACCAAGCCACTAAGTTTATTACGGTAGTGGACGGTTGTACCGGTGTTATCTCTAATTGTTGCTTCAATGATGGTTCTAGTACAACTACAGCAAAGTCAACTGGAAAGATTGAGATTCCAGCGGCTAACGACGAGGTCGGTGTTGTTGGTTGTTATGGAGGTGGTAATGCGCTTATCGCGCAAGACGGAGCTTAGAACATTACTAACTTAATTACTAATTAATTATGTCTACTAAATTAACGCAAACACCTAACCTTGCTGGTCAGGATTTGCTAACAAACTCTTCAACCCAGACTATGCCTTTGGGTGGATATATGGAGACAGCAGACGGTAGAGGTTACCGTTACGCTAAGATTGGTGCAACAGCTACTGTCGCTGGTAAGATTTACCAAGCTCCTGCAACTGACGCTACCAACTTTGCTCCATCAGGTGGACTGACTCCTGACGCTTCAGCTATTAACGATAAGACTATTGTTATCGCTGATTCACTTACCGTTTCAGCAGACGCTCTAGCAGGTGGGTTTATGTCAGTAGCAGTAACCCCCGGAGCTGGTTACACTTACAAGATTGCAGGTAACACAGCAGTCTCAGGTGCAACTGGTATGGTTGTTACTCTTGAAGACGGTATCCAAGTGGCGCTAACTACGACTTCACGTCTAGTTATGTGCGAAGACCCATATAGTGGGTTAATCGTTATGCCAACAACTATAACTGCGGCTCCCGCAGGTGTAGCTAACAGCATAATCACAGCGGAGTACTATGGTTGGGTTCAGACTCACGGTGCTTGCGCGCTGTTGAACTCAAGTAATACAGCTATCGGTCTTGGAATTACCCCCGGAGGTGCTGAGGGTGCTTACAAGAGTGGTGCTACTACTCTTGGCGACATTGGTTACCAGCTTACAACTGGAATCGATGCAGAATACGACCTCGTATTCTTAACCATAGATTAGTTCTCTGGTCTGGTGTCTCTCTGGTAAGGCAGGGAGACACTAACTAGGGAGTTAGCAGTCACTAACACCTAGCTTTTATAAATTAAGTAATTAAAAATATGAGTGACCCAATAATTTATGACAATGAGAAGCGCTACATCTTTTCAAATTGGACTGATGAAGACTTCACAGGAGTCTGGGCTAAAGCTCCTACACTTATTAAGAAAGGAGAGACTATCGAGTTGTTAGAGCATAAAGCTGTACAATTCTGTAGACACTTAGTCAATAGGGAAATGATGAAAGCTAATATCGTTGCTATGGACTCAGCAGAGTTAAGGCAACCCTATATCAATAAGACCATTACAGAGATTACTGCAGGAGTAGATTCCCCTGCTCTAGCGAGTCTGAAAGAAGATATCGCTAAAGAGATTCAAGGAGAGACTCCAAAAGAGGAAAGTGGAGATATGAAGAGTGCAAGCGTTACCGGAACAGGTGAGTTCGAAGATATCGACGAGCCGAAAGAAGAAGTCGTTAAAGAAGAGAAGCCAGAACCAAAAGTAGAAGAGAAGCCAAAAGCAAAAGCTAAGAAAAAGAAATAATGAAACTCTTTTCTCCAAAAGAAGCAAAAGTTGAAAGTCAGAGTGAGCGACAAGGGCAAGTGTCTCAAGTTGCTTATCTGACCGTCACGCTTAAAAAGCTTCAAGACTCCATTAACAAGGAGAATGATAACTTTGATAAGCGAATGGCAGAGCAACGCGCTATCTATGGAGAAGAGAAAGGTAGATTACAGACAGATGTCCGTACTCTAGATGAAAAAATCAAGACTAGGGAAACGCGCTTAGTAGAATTGCTGATTCCTATAGACGGAATGAAAGAGCGCGCAGAGAAAGTACTAAGCAAAGCTCAGGAGACCGCGAAGTCTCTAGTCGAAAGGGAAGAAGAGGTAGAGGAATTGAAAGAAGCCCTTACTGAGAAGATTGATGACTTGACAGAGCGAGAGCTAAGTGTTGGAGAGAAAGAGATTAATATTGTGTCTCGCGCTAAGGGTATTTCAGAAGAAGCCGATATGGTCAGTAAGAGTCACGCCAAATTGAATATAGCCCTATCAGAGTTCGCTAAGAGGAAACAGTCCACAGAGTCTAAATTAGCTCGTGGAGAGAGTTCTCTAGCTATACGTGATAAGAAGTCAAAAGAGTACTTAGAAGAGCGTACAAAAGCACTGGACGAGCAAGAAAGAGGTCTCAGAGACAGGAGACAGGCTCTAGAACGTGCTTTTGAACAAGTCGAAAAATTAAAAAGAAAAAAATAGAATATGCAAATTGCAAGTTCAGCATTTAGTAGAGACGCTAATAGGATAGCTATTACGGAGAATGGTCTATTAGTGCAAAAAGCAGTTACCTTTACTGGTAGTGGTGCAACAGTTGCAACGCCTATCTTTAAGGTTACTGGTAGCGTTCACGTGTTAGCTTTATATGGTATTTGTACTACAGTATTTGGAGCAACTCACACTGACGCGCATTGGAGAATAAATGACCAAACAGCTACCGACGTAGTATTGTCAAAAACTACTACCTTAGATATTAGTGGTATCTCTGTAGGAGCTATGATAGTTAAAGATGTTTTAGCGGCAACAAAAGCAACTTATAAAAGTTCAGACGTAGGTTCAGTCTTAGAGCCAGCAGTTGTTCAGACACAAGTGTTCAGTCCTTTCTTAGTCGTTCAGAAAACAGGAGGTATTGAAACAGATATTGAATATGTTTACACGACAGCAGATACTCCAACATCAGGAGCTATGACTTTTTACTGTGGCTTCGTACCTTTATCAGCAAATGGAACTATAACTTCATTATAAACTTATGCCTGATACACCATATACAAAAAGAGAATTAGATGTTCACTTTGACGAAGTGAAAGAGACCCTGAAAAGAATTGAAAAACAGACTACTACCACTAATGGGCGAGTTAGCAAATTAGAATCGTGGAAAAGCAAAGTTACTGGTGGTATAGCGATTATCGTTATGCTAGTTATCCCTCTAGTTGTGTATGCGTTTGCATTGGCGCTAGATAGCCATTAAGTATGAGTATGAAAATTATAAATACAGGCGCTCTTCATAGGAAAGATATTCGTAATTTCAAAATAGAAGAAGTTGAAGAACATTTGCCTTGCGCTTCAGTTTATCCTGCAAAATATCTTCCCGACGTAAGTCACGTTGATATTCGTATGCAGTCGAAACAACCCGCTTGCGTAGGTTTTGCTGGTGCTTGGCTCAAGACCTACTTAGATTGGTTAGATACAGGAGAGGTTCGTCTATACTCTCCTAGGTTTCTTTACGCGCTAAGCAAAAGCAGAGACGGTATTAAGAATGTAGATGGAACTTATCCTAATGTAATGTTGTCTATATTGAAAGATACTGGAATATGCGACGAAGCTCTTTACCCTAATGAAACAGAGCTAGAAAGAAACGAGTATATAGACACCACAAGGATATGTAACGAAGCTTATGATAACGCGCAACCTAGAATCATAAAGTCTTATGTTTCAATAACCGATAAGTCTTTTGTAAATTTGAAGCGCGAGATATACAGAAATAAAGGAGTACTGCTATTACTCAATGTGGGTAAAGAGTTTTGGACTGACGCTGACGGTAATACCAGTTGGGATAGCAAAGACTTGTTCCCTCTAAGAACTTGTGAAGATGTAGAGTCAGGACACGAAGTTGTAGCTTGGGGATATACAGAAGATAGAATCTATATCGCTAACTCATTCTCAGAAGATTGGGGTGACGGTGGTATGGGATATTTTGACGTGAACTATATTAAGCGAGTAAGGGAAGCTCAAGTAATGGTGGACTTACCCGATAATGTAGTAGTAGAACTTCAGGAAAAACGAGATAGATTGATGATACAAGTTATAGCCCAAGCTCAGAAATTAATTGCTAGGTTAAAGGTCGCCCTTTAGTAATCAAGCAAAGCCGAGCGAGTAGTGGTACAATGGAATTATAAACACAAATAATCATTAAAAAATAAATTATGGAACTTCTAATTATAGGTATCGTAGTCAGTTTAATCGTACAGGTAATCAAGAAATACTTAGGAACTAATACAATCGGAACTCTAGCTAGCGTTTTAATCCTATCTGTTCTAGGAGCAATAGGTTATAGCTTTTTACAGAAAGCAGGTCTATGGGGGAGTGTCTTGCCTATCTTAACAATGGCAGGTGCTTTCTATACGTTTATTATCGCTAGATTCGAAGAATAAAAATACAATGACAAAAATTGACCAAAACAGAATACCAGTAATACTAGGTGTAGACAGCGCTGACGGTAAAACGATAGTGCCTATTCAGGCAGACGCGACTACTCATTCTATGGTAGCTGAAGACAACACTGGTGGTACTGATAGAGGTCAAGGTGACAACGACAAAAGAGACGATAACCGAAAGGTTGCTTTTATGGCAGTCTCAGAAGTAGACGGAGTTACCCCTGTTGCTGTTTATGCAGATTCAGCAACAGGAGCATTACTAATTAACAGTTCTTAACAAAAAATATGGCAGAAGCAAAAAGAGATAACAACAGAATCCCAACATTGCTTGGAGTGTCTAGCGCAGACGGAGTGACACCTGTTACTCTTTATGCTGACCCAACGACTCACCGACTATATGTAGACTTACCTGTTGGAACAGGTGACGTAGTCGGCCCTGCAGTAGCAGTAGATGAAAATATTACAGTTTTTGATGCTACTACAGGTAAATTAATCAAAGACAGTGGAATAGCTTCCTCTAATGTAGTTTTACTTGGAGGTAGAACAGGTGGTCAGATTATCAAAGGTGGTATCGCGAATGGTGAAGACTTGTCTTTCTGGACTAACGCGACAGGTGTTATCGGAGATTACTATTTCGTTGACCTAACTACAAATGGATTCTTAAAAACAAATGATGCTACTGGAAAATTATCAGTAGACACAGATACGTATGTGGTAACTGGCTCAGCTTTACTCTTAGACCAGACTACTGCGCAAACTATTACAAACGATAGTCCAATCTTCAATACTCTAACCGCGTCAGAGTTGGTGGCTACAGACGGTAGCAAGAAATTACAATCTTTAGCAGTAGCAACCTATCCGTCTCTTACGGAGCTTGCTTATGTGAAAGGTGTTACTTCTGCTATTCAAGACCAGATAGACGCAGTATCAGGGAACGAAGAGAATACCTATACGGTTTCTCCTACAGGTGGAGACTACGAAACAATCCAAGAGGCTCTAGATGATAATGTCACAGTAGGTACTTTATTCTTGGTTTACCCTGGAACATACACAAATGACACTATCAACTTCAAAGCTAATAACCAATGTGTGAAAGGAGTCGCTTGTTCGCCAAAAAATGTTCTTGTAACGAAAGCCACAACAATATCAGATTATGGTGCTTTCACTGGCTGTGTTGTAGATAACATCAAAATGGTTATGACCTTAGCCGCTAATGCTGTAGGAACAACTGTCACTGGTACAGGAAGTTGTAACTACAAATTCTGTCACGTTGAATGTATTGCTAGTGGAACTAATGCAGATGTTAATGGTGGTGCTACTTGTTATCGTGGAACAGGTACTGTCAAAATAGTTGAAGGAAGTATCATATATGCCAATACAGCGAACAGGGGAGCGAGAGGAAAGAAAGCTGTACTTGTAGAAGATGGTAGTGCTTGGACTATTGATGATGTGCAATTTACAGTCACAGGAAGTGGTACGAGTATAATAAATGGAGCAATAAGAAATAACTCAGAGGGGGAGCTGATAGTAGATGAGTGTACTATTGATGTAACTGATAATGCTACTGGTAAGGCATACGGTATTTATGTAGATGCTGGTAAAGCAGACCAAGAAGCTTTTAACAACATAGTTCACGTAAATAACTCAGGAGGAAATGCGACAGCAGTTTTAGTAGGTGCTGAAGCTGGGGAGACTCTTTCAGTACGAAGTATGTATAACCACTTGCACGCAGTAGCAAGTGGAACAGCTAATGCTTTTGAGATTACTAATTCTGACACCACACTGATAAGCCAGTATGATGACCTTCTTGGTGCAGTAGCCAACAGTGGAGGTAGGTATACCTATGTAAATTCTTCAGCAGACGGAGTCCTAGATGTCTCAGTTGGAATTACAGGAGATTACTTAACAGCTTCGGAGCTATTGATAACAGACGCTTCAAAAGGGATTATATCAGCGCCAGTAGCAACTTATCCCTCACTGACTGAGCTAAGTTATGTCAAGGGGGTGACGAGTGCGCTTCAAACTCAAATTAACGATAAGTCTCCAGCAGATTCTCCAACGTTTACGACTAAGGTCACAGGTAGCTACTTGACAGCTTCAGAATTATTGGTCACAAATGCTTCAAAGGAAGTCGTATCAGCTCCTGTAGCTACTTATCCCTCACTAACAGAATTGAGCTATGTAAAGGGATTAACTTCCGCAGTTCAAACTCAATTAAATGGACTAGCAACAGAAGCATTGGATAACTTGTCTGGTGTAGCGATTAACACTTCATTGATATCAGATACTACCGCTACAGACGACTTGGGTTCAACTACGAAGCTATGGAATCACACCTATACAACAGATATAGAACTAGGACACGCTACAGATACTACGATTACAAGAACTGGTGCAGGTGCTATCGCAGTAGAGGGTGTAGCTGTGCCAACGATAAGCTCAACGAACACGCTAACTAATAAACGAATTACAGCAAGGGTAGACACATATACTACAGATGCTACACCTGATGTAGATACAGATGACTTTGATGCAGTAACGATAACAGCTCAAGAGGTTGCGATTACTGATATGAACTTCACTGGAACTCCTACGAACTTCCAAAAGATTATAGTAAGGATTAAAGATGACGGAACAGCAAGAGCAATTACTTGGGGAAGTGATTTTGAAGCTAAAGGAGTCGCCTTACCAACAACTACTGTAATTTCTAAGGTCTTAACAGTCGGCTTTATATACGACACCGTTACAAGTAAATGGGGTTGTGTAGCCTCAGCACAGGAAGCATAATAATATGGCATTACTAACTGACATACGAGCTTACTACAAGCTAGATGAGTCTTCAGGTAATCCAGTAGATGCTACTGGAAACGGTTATACCCTAACGAACAACAATACAGTTGGTTTTGCCTCTGGGAAGATAAACAATGCAGCCGACTTCGGGGCTTCTAATACAGATAAAACTTTGTCTGTTGCTAGCGCATTGGGTATCGCAGACGATGCCGCTATGAGTATCGCTTACTGGTTCAAAACGCCAGCTACTCTGGCTAACTTCCCAGGAGTTCTTAACTACACACAGAACGGAGGGATATCGTTGATGATATTACTTGACCACACTAACGATAGAATAGTTGGAATAAGTGTTGGCCCTGGTATGAATGATAACACTAACTTAGGAACTTTCACTCCAGCAGTATCTACTTGGTATCACTTCGCTGTTACTTTTGACGGGACTGATGCACAAGTTTATAAGGACGGTTCAACATTCGGTAGTACCTACGCAGTAGATGTTGACGCTGGAGCTTCAGATAACTTTATGATTGGTAGAAATGTTGACGACTTCTGGTTTGCTGATGGATTGATAGACGAAGTAGGGGTATGGAACAGAGAACTAACAAGTGCTGAAATCACTTCTCTTTACAACTCAGGAAATGGATTGCAATATCCATTCGGAGAAACAGCAGATACATCAAAAATGTTCTTAATGTTTTAATAATATGTACGAAATAGAAAATAAAGACATAGTCATAAAAGGTTGGGAGAATGGTATCGCTGATAACCCTTACGAGGGTCTTTACGATATGCGCAACATTGATATTGGTTCAGTCACAGGTGAAGCAGGAGTCAATATGAAGACAGAAGTTACGCAAAGTCAAGGTGCTATTTCAGCAGTCACTTTTACAGCGACTAACGCGACTAATCTTTTCACTTATGACGGTGTCGTTCCTTTAGAGGTGAATACTTGTATAACAGTTGTAAACGCAGGGGGAGCGCTCCCAAGCGGTATGGCGGTTAACACAGCTTATTATGTTAAGACGATTCCAAGTGGAACTACCTTTACTCTTTCAAGCGCTAGCGCAGGTGGAGCAGAGTTAGCTATCGCAGATGACGGTACGGGAACTCAAAGTTTCTCTACTATAGATATCGGTAAGCCAATCACTTTTGAGAAAGCGACGACTGACCCCTTTGCTAGCTCCGACAAGACTATGTACTTTATGCTTGATAACAATGGCAGGTGTTGGGTGCACGATTCTATTACCTTTGGCAGTACGAATAAGTGGATATATATGCGAAGTAGGTCTACAGAAGACTTGAGTTCTACTCTCCAACAGGGTAGAGGTCTTATCTATTATAAAAATTACCTATTCGTGTTTACTAAGACCACGATTAGCGTTATGTGGCTAGATAACATTACGGTTGGGTCTATCTCGCTAGCTCTGATAACTACTCTCGCTAATTGGACTAGGTCTTGGCAAACTATTACTAGCACAGACACCCACGAAGCTATCGTCTCGAAAGGTGACCTAGTTTATTTCTGTAACCACCATTATCTAGGTTCTATAGATGAACCAGAAGATTATGTATTTAGTCTTGCAGAGTTAGCTACCGTCGCTGACGGGGTAACTACAAGCGGAGACGGAACGATTACAACTGTTACTGCTTTCTTTGTTGATAATATGCTTGGTGCTGAGATTGTTGGTGTCGGTATTCCGTCAGGAGCTAGAATCGGGTCAATCACAAATAGCAAAGAAGCAGAATTAGCAGTTGGCGACGAAGCTACGATTAACGATACGGGTGTCACGTTTACAGTACCAGCAGGTTACGCGTTCACAGCTTCAGCTCTCTTCTTACCGAATGATATCGCGACGTGTATAGCAGAGCTGAATGGGTACGTATTGACAGGTGGTGTAGAAAATGTTATTTATCCTTGGGATAGATTATCTACGACTTATGACTACCCGATACGTTTATCAGAAAACTATATTTCTAAACTGGTCACAGTTAATACGACTACTTATATATTCGCAGGGAGAAGAGGAAACATCTATCAGACTAACGGTGGTAACGTCTCATATTTTAAGACTATACCTATCTTTTTAAGCGAGACTTACAATCCTATAATCAGATTTCAAGACGCTATTTTTAACAGGAATCACTTGTACTTCAGTTTTACTGCTCAAGAGAATGACGGAACTGATATAGATGAATACGGGGGAATTTGGGCGATTGATTTGAAGTCAGGTGGAATGTATCTCGCAAATCAGCTCTCTTATGCTACTTACGCAGGTTACGCCAGCGCGCTCTTTCCTTTTAATGGAGACGTGAGTAGCGCTTCGGCTACAAGTGTCTATAACGAGTTTGGTACTAATCAAGGAACAGGTTTGTTCGCAGGGTGGTACGACGGTACGAGTTATAACATTGATATATCAGATGAAGACCCATACTCAAGTGGTGAGTCATATGTGGTCTCAGATATGATTCCTACAGGTCAGATTTGGACTAAAAGAACTTTCGAGAATATTGAATACAAGCTTGCTACTCCTTTAGTGACAGGAGAAAGTGTCGCGCTCTACTACCGTCAGAATATAACTGAAGCGTTTACTCAAATACCGATAACTCAAGGTGGTGCAGTTGGTGACCTATCAGGAATAGCAGGTGTCACTAACTTTGAGAATGTACAATGGATTCAGATTAAGGCGGTGCTGACTAGCACGAATACAACTCCAAGCTTCGTAAGATTAAGAGAAATAAGAATCAGATAATGAACTTCAAAGACAAAAAAGAAATGGAGCAGATGATAGACTCCCGTATCGGTAGTTTTATGAACGCGAAGCAGTACTCACTATCTAAGATTCAGAGTCACAAGCACGACGGAGCAGACGCTCCAAGAGTCAGGTCAAAAGATTTGATTTATTCGACGAATAGGCAGTCTATGGTACACGCCTACGCTGACGTTAAGACTGAGGAAGAGACAGGCACTTCATATATTGAATTTGCTTACCCAAAGAGAATAGACTTCAACGGGTTTATAGCTAATGGTGCAGAGGGTGGCGCTACGCCTAGCCCGTCAACTGAAAAAGCGACGACAAGTGGTCTCGCTGTCTTTGGAACTGCAGAGAATATCTCGGCTTTCTACCCAAACACACCAACGACTGAACCAGACGCCGACAGTATTGTTCACGGAAGCAATTATATGTTTATAGATGAGACTGATTTGACGAATACGTGGGTGGGCGCAGGTAACCCCTATCTTGCTTTCGCGACTGACGACGGGAGCAATGTAATCGGTTATCTTTCAATTACATCTTATTCTTCAGAGGGAATAACTATTGAATACTACGTTGATATTGGATTTTACATAATAGGAAGTATTATCATTACTTAACATAATTAACAACTAGGACTATAATAAAAATATGAAGTCTTACACCACACTACGAAACCAATTTGGTACTCTTTCCGCCAATACGTCAAGTACTAACTTAACATTGGCAGATGAGCTGATTAACGATTCGCTTCGGTACTTAACTACTAAGTACTTCTTCAATGAGAAAAGCGTTGTAGTTCCGGGGGGAACTATAGCGTCACAGCAAAGTTATAATCTTCCATACAATATTAAGACGTTGATAAGCGTTTATATATCCGTTGGGAATATTCGCTACACGCTGACTGAATCACCTAACAGAACTTTCTGGGATTCTATCAACTTCGTACCTTACACTTCAGATATCCCGCAGTTCTACTACATCTTCAACAAGAAAATGTATGTATTCCCTACACCAGCAGGAAGCGGTAACGCGATTACTTACAACTATAAGCGCAGAATCAAAGACCTCTCCGAAGCTGATTATGACGCAGGAACAGCGCTAGCTACTACAGCAGACGCTACTGTTACTGGAACTGCTACTACTTGGACTAAAGATATGGCAGGTCGCTGGATTAGATTTACTTCAGACTTAGGAGACGAAGAATGGTACGAGATTGCTAGCGTAACCGATACAACTCATCTAGAGCTTGTGAATCAATACGCAGGAGCAACAATGACTGGTACTGGTGATTATGTTATCGGAGAAATGCCTTTACTCGCTGAAGACTATCACGATTTGCCTGTTTATCGCGCTCTATCGATTTACTTCACGACGCGTGTACCAGACCCTACTAGGGCAGAGCTTTTTGATAAGCTATACAAAGAGGGAAGAGAAGAATTAGACGCAGAGTTTGGCTCTAAGTCGTGGTCTGTAGCGATTACTCCTGCTGACCAAGAAGTCAATAACCCGAACCTTTTTACTCGCAGTTTAAGTTAAATTATATGCTTCCAATTTCTTCTACTAACAACATCATAAACCGCACCACTAGAAATGTTGAAAACCTTTGCTATTTCTGTTCCCTTAACTCCCTCTTTGGCAAGTTGTCTAATTTTTCTAACTTTGTCTGGGTTAAGTTTAGAAAGATAATGGCTTTCTCCTATGTTCTTGTCGTAAAGACCAAGCTTCCAAGCGTGGGAATGATTGTCTTTAGTAGATACCCATTCAAGGTTGTTAACTCGATTATCAAGTCGTTTCCCGTTGATATGATTGACCTCTCTAAGTTTCTTAGGATTGGTAATATAGTTAAAAGCTACAAGTCTATGAACAAGAAACTTCTTGCTACTCTTGTTTTTGTAAAGCATAACCATTTGGTAACCATTCCCTATAAGCCAAGCTTTAAGAAATTTACCTTTCTTATGTCGGTTATTAGGGAAAGACCATATTCTCCCGCTTTCTGTAACCGCATAAAGATTTTTGTAACCTTTGATATCTTTCATAGTAATTATCGTATGAATAGTAATACTATTAACGATATCAAGCTATTTCAGTCTAGTCAACTTAATCTATTAACAACTTAAATAAAAATATGGCATATAAGAATACAAATCCAAAGTTGAAAGGTCTAGGCAGTACTGGTTTGCTTGCTAAGTTGGGAAATGCTTTTGGTCTTAACGCTAAGACCCCTGAGTCTCCCGTGAAGAGCAACACGATACCTGAAACTGACGCTAAACCAAATGTGGGAACAGTTCAGGGAAGCGCTGTACCTATGGACTGGCAATACAACGCAGAAAAAGATAAGTGGAAGCAGATACCTAAGACTACTCAACCTCAGAACGCGCCTAGCTCTAACGGTCTATCGAGCAGTCAGAACGCAGAGTTGAACACAATCAAGACTCAGCAGAGCGCTCCTCTAGTTGACTCAGCGACTAGCACGAATAACCAGAGAATGAGTGATGACGCGTACAAAGCCCAACAGGAGAGAGAACGGGAAGCTAAGTACTCAGCAGGAAGACAGAGACTCAATACTGGTGGGAATGAACCTCAAGACACCTCGAGGAGTGGTCTTCTTCAGACTGCAACAACTATGGGAACTCAGAGTCCTGAAATGATAACCAAGATTAATACTCAGCTATCTACAAAGAAAGAGGAGATACGAAAGCTCGAAGACGAAATGGCTAGAAAGATTAGTGCTACGCAGGGTGGTGGCGGTGACTTGTCATTCGTTACTGGTAAGGTTGCTCGACTACAGGATTACTACAACGCGAAAATTCAGAATAGAACAAACGAAATGCAGAGCCTTGCAACTCAGCTATCTTCCGCAAACCAGACTTTCGGAACTCAAAGCGGTTTGATACAGAACGCTCTAGGTGAACAAGGCTACCAAAACATATCTTACGATACAAGATTCGGTACAGGTGAAGACCTTGCTTCTGGAACAGATACGACAGGTGGTGGTAACGCTATGAATCCTATGCAAGCTATACCTGATTTAGCACAAAGGATAAACAACGGTACTCTTTCTCCAAGTCAAGCAGAGTCAATGCTTGGCGGGAATCCTGCTTTGAGTAGATTGTTAGACCAAGAAATGACAAGACTTAACCCTAACTATGACAAAGCTGTAGCAGAAGCGCAGTCGGGAATCAGAGCGAATACCCCACAGATGAGAGCGATTCAAGAAGCGGCACTGAAAACAATTCCAATGGTAAATCAAGCATACGAAGCTATGCCTGATATGGCTAAGACTGATTGGGCGCTAGTGAATAAAATTACTCAAGGTCAGTTATCTAAATGGTTTCCTGACAAATTCGGTAGAGACAAGATTGTTCTGTATCAAAAATTAGTTGATAACTCAAGAGGTGAAATCGCTACCCTTATCGGGAGCGCTCTTGGTATGACTCCTACGGGAGCAGAGAGTTTAGCAAATGGGTGGATAGGAGACGGAGCTACACCACAAGAAATTGAACAAGCTTATGCAAACGCTCAGAAAATGGTGGAAGACAGAATCACAGCGCAAGAAACTTCAGGACAACCGAGTGGAAACCAATCGAACACCAACACGAACACAGATAACGGTGGGTGGTCTTGGAATGGTATACAGTAATAATTAACCATAAAATAACGTGACAGATTACGACGCTTTAAGAATGTCTCGTTCCATAGGCTTAACTGAGAGTGGAACGAATGGCAAGCCGAATTATAGAGCAGTTGGAGACAATGGTACTTCAAAGGGTGCTTATCAATGGCAAAAAGCTAGTTGGGAGAATCACGCGCAACAAGTCTTAGGTGATAAGAACGCGCAAATGACTCCAACGAATCAAGACAAAGTCGCTTATGGAATGGTCAAGAAATGGAAAGACGCTGGTAAGCAACCTTTTGAGATTGCTTCTATGTGGAACGCAGGAGAGGGAAGACCTGACGCGTGGAAGAATCATAAGGGAACTACTGTTATAAATGGTAAGACTATAAGCTACGATACGCCCGCATACGCTAAAAAGGTTAGGAAGAACTACGAAGATATGGGCGCGATTCAACCGTCTCAACAGACCGAACAACCTGCAGAGAAGAAAGACGACAGAAATATCGCGCAGAAAGTAGCAGGGTTCTTTATAGACCCTCTAGCTAGAGTCTCACACCAAGCAGGTCAGAGGATAGCTACATCTGTCGCTAGTGAACTCGACTTCGTTACTGGCGGTGCGATAGGCAGAAAGACTAAAGAGGGCAACTTGAAAGACGCGCTAGAACGAGTCAGAAGCACAGAGACGACAATGCCCGTGACTGGTACTAAGATTGGAGCTTCTAAAGACTACACAGCAGGAAAGGCGGTGGGTGATATCGCTCAGAGTGCTTTAATGCTTGCTCCTGCTACTGGCGCAGTCAATCTAGCTTCTAAAGCTGGGAAGTTGGCTAACCTCGCGAAGACTACAGCTTATGGTGCTTCGTTTGGTACTGCAGGAGCTTTATCAGCAGGTAAGACTAAGCCGGTAGATGTAGCGACTAGCGCTATCTTCGGTGGTGTCTTAGGTCTCGCAACAGGTGGAGCAGGTCTCGCTATCAATAAGCTAGCTTCGTCTCTACCACAGAGAATCGTCACAAAGTATCTAAAGGTCAGCCCGAAAGTAGCTCAGTCAATGGTGAATAAAGGCTTGGGTACTCCCAGACAGATGTTAAGGGAGAGCAATCAAGCAATCAGTAGAATGACGAAAGGAACTCCTGCGTATAAACAGGAGCGTGTAATTCAGAAAGCGATTGAAGCTCTCATAAAAGCCAAAGGACACAATTTCAGAATAGGTTGGCAAGACTTTATGATGTATCTCATTGGTGGTCTCCCTGCAGGTGTCACTTCAGCTCTGACTAAGGGCGCTGTTAAAGACCCACGCATAGCTCTTCCCCTTACTGGTACTCTTTCTAAATTGGCAAACACAAAAGCACAGAACGTAATTAGTCCTGTGCTTCAAAAAAGTACTTCCGATATATTGAATCGCTAGTCTAGGAACGCGTCGAAGATAGTCGCCAAAATACCGTCAGGGTGTTTTTGTCTGTGATTCCAAAAAAACATATATTTGATTATGAGCAGTATCAATAGAAACCCCAATACCAGTCCTATAGTATGAAACATATTATTTCTTGCCTTTTATTAGGTCGTCGATAGCCTTAGCAGTATTCTCCATCATTTTTTTCATACCGACTGACTTACCTTCGACGTACCCGAAGACGAATAGCTCTTCACCTGCTCCGCCCTCTTTAAGAGTGTTGTACATATCTTTCTCTGACTTGCTGAAGTCCTTTTGAGCTTCTTTCAATAACTCTTTCTGCAGTCTCGCTCCTAGGCTCTTCTCTTTTTTGAATATACTCATATATTTATTTAACTAATCTCATTATCTTTTCGTTTTTAAGTACTTTCTTGATTGCTGGTAGTATTTCTTCTTCGTTGTGGAAATGCACCCCTGACTTTTCTCCACTACCCCCGTCTTCTTTGTTCATATATGCAATTCCAGTTTCCCAACAAGGTCTAACTTTTCCCAAGCTTACCTCTTTAGGCAGTTCAGAGGTGTAGAAGTACACCGACACCCTGAATCCTTTGATTTCTTTTTGTTTACTCATAACTTTATTTATTTTCCTCTTCTTTAATTTTAACAGTCAATCGTTAGTTCTCCCTCAGGGCTAACTTCTTCTGTTTTCCTGATTGCACTCTTTTCAATTTTCTTCTTACCCCAACGTTTTAGAGCGCCTTTTTTACCCAAATCAGAATAGTATTGCGTTCCTCTTTCCGCAGTCTTCTTTCCGCCCTTTTTTCCGATTTTTGAGTAGTGTTCTCTTATTGCTTTGCTTACGTCCATATTTTTGATTATTTTCTTTATACAGTTTCCAGAAGAGAGCAGGGGGATTAACAAAGTCCGTACATATCTTCAAGGTGTCTCGAATCTCGTTCTTAGTCCAACCTCTTGTTAATCCATAGACCTGTCCGATAGGTACTTTTAACATTTTCGCAGTCTCAGACCGTAAAAGTGTTATTTCATTTAACCCCCCTCGCTTCTTCTTGGAACTGACTTTAGAAAATCTTGCGCTTACGTCACCCAAAGGTTTCAGCTCGCGCTTTGTATCGACGTCTAAATAGTCAGAGTCCATAGTCTAAGCTTTAGTCTCGAAAGGATTATCTCCTGTGTATAAAGCTTCTAGATTAATTTTCTTGCTGTCGTATGCTTCCGCTATCTCAGAGTCAAGCTCCCTAGCAGGTTTAGGACTGACTGCGTATACAGTATCGAATCCCTCTCCTGTACGACTGATTTTTAAGTCGTAGCCCTTAGGTGACCCCCAATCTTCGTCGTTTACGAGATTGTTGATAGCTCCTTGTATCGTAGCTTGTGTTATATGAAGTATCTCCACATTTTTAGTTGCATAGTTCCACACTACACAAGACCAAAAGTGTTTTATCTTCGTAGGCTTACCGTCTTTGTCGAGTTTAATGTTTGCAGGTTGCTCAGTAAACTCTTCTCTACTTCGTACCGGCTTAGTATCGATATTCCAATACTCATAACCGATAATTGCGCTAGACAATATCCTTAGAATGTTGTCTCCGTCTTTTAACTTCATATACCCACCGCCACTTGCAGGTACTTCGTATCCCTCAGGTAGAAAATTTGTTGTATCCATATTTTTTTGTTTTGCGTTTCCGCTTTTTTTTGTTTAGTGAATAATTAATTTGTCCTTACGAGTACCTATCGACCAAAAGTACTGATTGTAGAACTCTGAGATATGTATTAGTAGCCTTACCCTCTCCACGAGAATAAGAGACCCTGTTTCCGTTGTTTTTTCGTCTTTGATAGAAGACTACTACGGGAATTAATCCCTTTTCAACTTAGTGTCAGTATATAGACTTGAATTTCTATGCCAGTCTCATTTGTATAGCTATCAACTCACAAACGAATACAATCACTAATACATATTTCAAAGTTCTACTATTGTCTGATTACATTATAGCAGACTGGTTGTCAGAGTCAAGCTCCAATGCGCTAAAACGCTGTTTTTCGTCTGATTCTGCTATTTACGTGTAAATTATAGCGCGCAGAATCGTCTCCAACGCGTTTTTACTCAATAGTTGACTGATTATGCGTCTTTTTTACTGCTTGCGCCCAAGCTCTATTTTAACGCTTCCACTCACTCCCTATTTTCTGCAGATACGTGAGCTAGTCAAAACGTACCCACAGAGAGTAGGGAGCGAAACGCTATCCACTATTTATCTTTTCGAGGAACCCATTTCTTCTTCACTTTATCTTTCTTCCCCGATTTTTTCTTTCTAGCAGAGATACAGCGCCAACACCGACAAGGTTCGCCAGCTACGCCCTCGTGCTTTTGATTGAAAGAATTAGCCATTGTTCAATTCTGCGATACAACCTGCGCAGGGTTCTGTGTCTATTTCTTTTGTAGGTCTAACTGTTCCAGCTTTGACCTCTTCTCTGTATTGTTTCGCCCTCTTTTTAACACAGACCATACAGACTGCTCCTTTGTGATTGTAAAAAGCGTTTACGTTTTTATTTTTTTTACACCCGTTGCAGATTCTCATAAGCTTATTTTTTAGATTTCTCTTTTAGTATTACCCCAAAGTTAAAGCTTCCTTTTTCCCACGAGAAACCAATTATGTCATTCTCCTCGATACACTTCTCAAAGAACTCCTTAACCTCTTTAGGTAAACGATAGTACGCTGTTCCACTCGACTGTACCTCGTTCATTTCTATATCTATGGCTACAAGTTTATCTTTCATATTAGTAGTAAACGTTCCACTTCATTGTTTTTAATGTCTTGTACAGCTCAAGAGCGTGTAGGAACGCGTCTCTGAACTTCTTGGTATGTACGAAGCTTTTTGTCCTTATCTTTCCGTCTTTAGTTAGATTCACAATGATATAACCGTCTGCCTTAGGGTCTCCCATTTCTTCTAAGCAGATATCATACGCTCCCATTTGTAAAAAGTGTTCGGGATAGATACCGTTGCTTGTCTTGATGTCTCCGACAAATCGCTTTCCATTGATAATACAAACGAAGTCGACGATTCCACCGTACCAATGCTCTTCGCTCCATACGTTTTTCTCAGCTATCAAGAACTCAACCTTATTGTCCTTAGCCCATTTCACAAAGAGCTTGAACATACCGGCTACTTGTTCGTCTTTGCCCGAGTACATCTTGCCTTTCTTTATCCACTTCTCAATCGCTTCGTGAACATTCGTACCCACGTTACCACCTGCTACTTTGATAAAATGGTGCGCTCCTTTAGCGTCGAGCAGTACCTCTTCGCGTTCGTCCTTAGTGTAAGGTCTATTGAGCTTCCAATTACTTCGTACTGACTTGATAGCCATATTGCTAGCCCAACCTATAAGAGCAGGTTTAGCTATCACGTTCAGCACCGTCGTTACTCCAAAGAGAGGTTTATCGTCTAGCGAGTGGTAGTGCTTTATCTTGTTGAACTTATACTTTGGCTTCTTCTTTTTTAAGTTCTTTGTCATATTCTTCTACTAGCTCCTTGAGCTTATTAATTTTCTTTCTCCAAGAGGGCATTATCCATAGAATCGTCGTTAGCAATGAAGCCGTAGTGAATCCAAACGCTACGTACCATAGTTCAGATTTGAATAAACCTAGAAACACAGCACCGCACCCTACGAAACTGAACATAACTCCCATATCTGCTCTCTTTCTCCACTTCGTACATTCGTCGTGTACCTCTTCGAACTTGTCCATTCGTTCTTCCCAAATTTTATTCATATTTTTAGATTAGTTTTTCTTGATGACCGCCCATCATTTCTCCTCTAACTTTCGCTTCCTCGACCTTTCTAGCTTTCTGAACTACAGGAATTGCTTTATAGATTCCCTTAGTATTCTGCATATCAGCTCGTACTCTTCTAATACTTTCCATAGAGGGAGCGTTTCTGAATTTCAACTGCTGTAAATGACTCAGTTCCATTTTGCAGTACTTTTGCAGGAAATGAATCTGTAGCTCCTTGTCTGAGTCTCTTGTTTTAGGGATATCTCGTAAGAGTTGTTCCACCTTTCCTTTTACGTCTTTTATGTCTTCTAGCATAACTTTATATTGATTAATTGTACTCTAATTATAACAGACAGTCCGCTACTTAACAACTGCGATTCCTGCTTCTGCTGTAGCTATCAGCATATTGCCGAATGTTCTACTGTACTTCCAATACGGGGGGAGTAACCCTCGTCTACAGTCAGACCAACTCCCTGCTCGACCATTGTTTTTGTAGAACAACTTTAGATAGTCGAGTAAGTCCTCTCTAGAGTATCTATTTCGAGCTTTTTTACGCACAGGTACAGACCCAGATAGCTCAACCGCCTTAGTCCAACTACCAAACGTCTTATATATGATAGTGTGACCACCATATTTTTTGTCATAATCAGTTATCGTAGGAGTCTGTCCTATCTCTATCTTCAGCTTCTTGATTCTATCCAACAACTGGTCAGGACACGTACCTCTTTTGTTGCGCTCCTCTAGGGATATTTGTTTGTATCTATTTTGTTGCGCGATAGCTAAACCTTTGAGACCATAAGCGCGTCGTTGCTCTGTAGTCAGACTATTCTTTTTCCGAGCTACCAAAGCTGTTCTAGTACCCTCGCTGATTAGCGCAGTCTTACTAGATAGCCCGACGAGCTTCTTATACTTCTTTGCTGTTAACCCGTGAGTCTTCAGGTGACAACCACTTAAAGAGATAAAGAACTCACCGCAGATATGACATTGAATTTTGTCCGTGTCTCTGCTTTGAGCTACAACCCCCCGATAACCATAGCCACCCTCGAACTTGCTAAAGGGTTCTTTATAGCCATAGAAATATATGTTTTTAGCGTCTTCCATTTTTCCTTATGAAGTACTTATCGACTATCTTCTCCGCTTCCTCTTCAGTCGCTTCGAACTGCATTATTAAGTCCTCTATGTATTCCTGTCTAGCGTAGTGGGAGTGACTATCGTGTTGAATTTCAATTAGCTCCTGCGGTGTCACTTTCATTTTACCGTTCCATTCTTTAAGTAATTTAACTTTATCCAACATATTACTTCTCCTCTCTTAATTTCATTTCGTCGACCATTTCGTTTATCTCCTGACACTTGCAGGGTTTCCTCTTACAAGAGCCACACCTTGAGTACCTATCGTCGAGTTCCATAATATCTATACGCAGACCCTCTATCTGCTCCTCTACGCTTAGAGCTAGATTATGTACCTTGACCGCTATTTCCTGAACAGACTCTTCCACAGTTTTTTCTTTATCCATATCTATATAGTAATTAAGATTAATCCCAGACCTAACCCAAGAGCGAAGAAGACTGTACAGACCGCTACTTCTTTCAAGAACGCCCTAATTCGTTTACCTCTTCTCCACATTTTGTCTTCCCTCGCACACGCGTAGCAGTAACCCGTGTTACTGACTACGTCGTGTATATGACACTTTTGAAATTCATCTAGGTTTATATTATTGAGTTGCCCTATAATTAATTGCGTCTTGTCGAGCTTGTTCCGCCATTTCCCCGTCGAACTTGTCTCTGATTATCCCGTGAGTATCGTTGCTTCTTTTGAGTCCACATATACCGCACTCGTCAAACCAAAGCGCTACACTATCGGGATATTTCACGTTACAGGTTTTACACTCATTGAAATTAGCCATATTACTTAATCCTAATTGCATTATCCTTAATTTCTGACACGTACACGTCACCCATTTCACCATTCGGTACGTAAGGTGTAACCACGTCACAGAACCAGCGAGCTAGAGGTTTGTCATCATCTGCTTGCCACTTCTTTAGTACGTACCAAGTCCACGATTTATCTGCTGTTTGCCATACTTCGTATGCGTTTTCCCTTGTTACGGTTTTACCGCAAAGATTCTTAGCCATATTACTGAAAGCTTAATGCCATTTTCTCGAAGCCGTCTTCGTTCTCCTTGTACTCATCTTCTACCAACTTAACGACCCTGCGTAAGTAAGTTGCGATTCCCTGATTGCCAATTTGTCTTTGAGCTTCTAAGTCAAATATTTCAGCTTTCAGAGCAGGTAGCTCCGTAAAGATTTCCCCGAATGTAACTATGTCTCCGTCGTTACCCTCGATATGAGTTGTTAGCGCTTTCCAAACCTTGCTACTTGCCTTTAAGTCTGCGAAGAATCCAACGTTTGTGTCTAACCCTGCAGGTACACCCCACGTGTCTACTTTTCTAATTGCGAATCCCATAAATTTATTTATTAGTGATTAATTTTTATCCCTTAAAACTATTCATCCACTCTGACAAAATAGTTCTTGCTTCGTTTTTCTCTAGCCCAAACTCTTGTTGCAGATATTGACCTGCGCCGTACATATTGGTCTTTCCGCTTTCTCTTAATTTGTCTAAGTACTCCTTATGTTCTTTTTCCATAAGTTTATTTACACGCTTTACATTGATAATCGTCCTCGAACTCAACCTCTGTTCTAAACCCCTCTTCTCCGCATACTGAACAGTTAAGCCAGTTTTCTAGCTTACCCTCGTTCAACATTGCGACTCTGTAGTCTTCATCTACTAAGAAGACGTTACCGGAGTTCATATTGAACTCGACCTTGACTCCCTCACCTAAATCACTACCCTGTTCAAAGTTTCGTTCCGATAGTGCTGTTAGAAGCTGTCCTGCTTCTCCCAACTCTCTAGACCCGAACTTCGATAAATCTTGTGTGTTATCCATAACTTTACTAATGAATTGATTTATAATGTAGTTAGAGTGACTAGCTCTTAACTTGTCTATATACTAGCATACTGCTTGCTATAACGCAATAGGCTACAAGCGAACTGTTAATAAACTGTGTATAACTCGTATCAGGAGCGTTTTGACAAAAAGAATGGGTCTTATATAATAGTAGTAATAAGTTGCATAAAACGAAGAAGGAGGTTTGCGTCTCTATGCAACTTGTAGGCTTTTTTTAGCTGACTCGTTGGAAGATAAGCAAATGCTTGCGAGGATAAAGTACGATATAGCTTGACGACTTCCCTATATCGTCGGTCTGGTTGGAGAGGTGATAATCAGGTTTCAAGTTGTATTTCTCGCACATTCTTGGCGTCCTGCTATAAACGGTCAGAGAGAATGGAGCGAACTTCTCACTTAGCTTTTTACAGCTAGGGGGGAAGTCGCTTTTCTACAAGAGAGAATGAGATATAGATAAGAGATAAGAAATAGATAGAGATAAAGAGTAGATATGAAAATGCTGTCTAGAGATTCAAATTGTACGTTATTTACTTGCCATAAACTTAGAATACCTGTACTATCTAGTTGAGACCCCCCAGTCTTCGTTTTATGCACAAACTTGAAAAAGGACAGCAACCTGCTTGTTCCTTTTTCTTTATGGGGTTATAATTTAGTTATATGAATGAAAAACTAATTTGGACTGCGAATGTTCGCAAAGTCTCTGAACTCAAGGAGCTAGAGCGAAACCCTAGAAGTATTACAGAAGAGGGCTTCAATCGTTTAGTTAAAAGGATAGAAGATAGAGGTTTCCACGACGTTATAAAATTAGACTCAGACGACAACATTTTGTCTGGTAACCAAAGGAGTAAAGCTTTAGTTAAAGCCGGTATCGAAGAGGTGAACACTTTGTCTCCGAATCGCGCTCTTACTGAAGCAGAAAAGAAAGCGATAATCATTGAGAGCAACCGTACTGACGGAGCATTTGATTTTGATATGCTTGCTTCGGACTACACTCAAGCCGAGTTAGCTGACTTAGGATTCTCTCCTAGGGAGCTAGATATGGTTGATTTCCCTGAGCTAGAAGACTTTTCCCTAGACGCTAGAAACGAGGAACACGAGAATAAAAAATACGAGCTTCTTTTCGCAACCAACGAGGACTACAAAGACTTTCTCTCCTTTATGAAAGCGTTGAAAGAGGGATATCCTGAAAAAACGATATCTGATTCACTCTTAGCTTTTTTACGGGATAATGTTGAAGCAACATAACGGAACAGAAAAAGTCCATACAGACCTGAGCGTCTATGAAGCTTCTAAGGCGCGTATTCATTTTTGCTATGACAATTACGACGAAGTCCTAGTTAACTGTTCTGGTGGTAAAGATTCACAACTCCTAGTCTTACTGACCAAAGAGGTTGTTGAAGAGCGAGGGCTAGATGAAAAAGTGAAAGTCGTATTTTATGACCAAGAGTTTATATATCCTGAGACTGAGAAATTTATAGCTAACTTATTCAAGCAAGAGTGGGTCACTGGCTACAGATTATGTCTTGATATGGGTATGGAAATCGCGAATCCTGATGGCTCTTTCATTTCAGTCACCTTTTGGGATAAAGAGCGTAAGTTTTTCAGACCAAAGCCCGAAGACGGTATTTTCTCTGACAATGAGTACTTCGATATAGTCCGAGGAGAGCGAGCTGTACGAGACTTAATCTTCCCTGACGGTGGAAGTAAGAAGATTTGTCAGCTTATTGGAACTAGAGCGCAAGAATCAATCACGCGATTGTCTACGATTCTAGCTAGCTATAGAAAAGGCGCTCAATGCTTCCTACGTCACTCTTTAACAGCGCGTGGTACTGATATTGGTACACCTATATATGATTGGCTTGAGCCTGACGTTTGGTTTTACCTTAAAGGCAACGATATCTTAGAGCTGAATGAAATGTATTACCTAGAAATGATAAACAACAGACCTCTTCGCGTGGGCGTACCTATTAATAACAGCACGATTAAGAATATCGCTGATATCAAGAAAAAGAATCCCAAGTACTATGAAATGTTGACGAGTATGTTCCCAGAGATTGATACAGCAGGGCGATATGCGTCTTCACTAGCTCAGTTCAACGACTACGATAAAATGGTGGAGAAGTACGGTATGAGTATTCGGGGTATCAAGAATCTGCTGAAAGATATCATACCTGATGACGAAATGAGACTGTTCGCGTTATATAAGTTCCGTAAGTTTGTTAGAGATTATATTGAATTTGACAGATATACGAAATATGGTCATACCCGAGAGTCAGCGCTTAGGGTGGCGTTTATCTCATTCTGTAAAAACAACTATTCTAAAAATATTATGCTTAGGAATAAGGTCGAGACCAAAAAAGAGCGCGTCGCAAGAGAATTAAAAGAACAAGAAAATGAGAATAGCCTTTGATATAGACGATACATTAATAATCCCTGCAGTTGCTACGAGTTCCCCTGCAGATACCCCAAACTATAATCTAATAAATGTTTATAGGTGGTTTCAGGCGCAAGGTCACGAAATGATTTTATGGAGTGGTGGTGGTATGGACTACGCCAAGACGTGGGGTGAGAAATTAGGACTTGAGCCATTTCAGGTTTTGATAAAGGAAAAGGGTCAGCTTGTTGATATCGCTTTTGATGACTGCGCGGTTGATTTAGCTACGACCAATATAAAGGTGAACAGATATAATAATTCAGTTAGTCGCAAGGAATGGAATAAACACAAAAAAATATGAAAAAATTAGATAGTCCAATAGAAACTATAGAATGGATAGACCCAAAGGAGCTAAAGGCGAATGACTACAACCCAAATGTAGTTTTTACTAAGGAAATGAGACTGCTCGAGTTCTCAATGAAGCGTCAAGGTTGGATTCAACCGATTCTAGTGGCTAAGTCTATGATTATAATTGACGGTTTCCATAGATATATGATATCTAAGAAGAACGATTGGCTTATCCCTTGCTGTGTCTTAGATATAGACGAAACTGAGCGCAAGCTCCTGACTATCAGAATCAACAGAGCCAAGGGTAGTCACGTAGCAGTCAAAATGTCTGATATCATTAAGAGCTTAATCGCTGATGGAGTTAGCGTTGAGCATATCGCAGAGGGTATAGGCGGTGACAAAGCTGAAGTTGAGCTATTATCAAGGGAGAGCGTCTTTGAGAAGTTCAATCTAGACGGTCACGAGTATTCTAGAAGCTGGGTTCCGAGAAATGTAAAGAAAAAGAAAAATGAAACTAAAAAATCCCTTTAGTGTTGAGACGAGGTCTCTTTATGCGTTTAGATATAACTGTGATAAATGCGGTTCGAATCACGCGCTAGCTCTTCACCATATAGTAGGGAGAAAGTCGAGCAGTCCTTTGAACGCGTCTCTTGTATGCCACGCTTGTCACGCAGGATTCAACCATACTCGAGAAGAAGAGCAGTACCTCTTTAATAAAAATGTTATATTCCTAAAGAACACGGGCTATCAACCAACAGAGAAAGATTTTGACTTTCTAAGGGCGCACAGTTGGTTAATTAAAAGTAATATTGATTTTGAAAAATGGCTAAACTCTTAGAGAAAGATATTCAACTGGCGATATGCGATTACCTAGAACTTAAAAAGTATTTCTTTTGGAGACAGAACAACATTCCTGTATTCGATAAGGGAAGATATCGACCTATGCCAAAGTACTCAATTAACGGTGTACCCGATATTATACTGCTTCATAAAGGTACTTTTTGGGGGTTAGAAGTGAAAAGACCAAAGGGCAAGCAGAGCGATAGTCAGAAGCATTTTCAGCAACGTACCGAGTTAAACGGTTGCCATTACGCGCTAGTTACCTCTATTGATGACGTAATCGCGCTAGGTCTATGATATTAACAGTAACCTGCTTGTAATACGCAGGGAGCTATATTATAATTAAGACAGAGCTTTAATTCGTTGACAGGGGAATTCCACCCCATAACTTTATAGGGGTTGCTCGTTCTACGGAGAATACGAGCTTCCCTGTCAGCGCATTATAAAATTAATTAATTAATAAAAATTATGTCAGACAAAAAAACAGAGCCAAAGAAAGTAGAGGTCAAGACAGAAGAGCCAAAGGTAGCGACTGGATTATCATTAGAAGATAGAGGTAAAAAGTGTAGTGAAGAAATTGCTGTAGTACTCAAAAAGTACGATATGGCTCTAGCGGTAAATATCGAGGGAGCGCAAGAGTTTATTAATACATTGAAACCAACCCTGATTGAGACGATTAAGGAAGTAGCGCCAATAGAGTCAAAAGAAAATGAGTAATATTGTCCTAGCTTTTATTCTAGGAGTTATTGTTAGTGGTCTAGTTTGGTTTTTTCTTATTAGAAAGTTCCTAGCTAGACTGCAAACAAAGTTGCCCGAGACTGATGTTAGGAGAGAGACCGTTAGCGCGCTGATTAATGGTGAAGAGCCTAAGGGAGAATTTATAAAAGTTAACAAAGTCGAAGAGTATATCAATAATACCGAGGGCGAGATAAAGCTCGGAGACGTACTCGAAGACGAGGATAGAGACTTATGAGTAAAGGAAAATTAGAAAGAGATTCAGCTTGGCATAAAGAACACGGTAAAAAGCTGAAGCGTAGGAAGAAAATAGCAAAAGCTCACTTACTGGCTTTGAAAAGACCAGTAGCTAAGAAGAAAAAGGTAGTAGCGCCTAAAGCAAATCCTATTCTTGCAAAGGTATCTTGGTGGAAGAAGATTATTCATAGAATTAAACAGATTTTAAAATGAGCAAACAAGTAAAATTCAGAGAAGAAGAGAGGGATAAAGTTAAGGCAGGTTTAGATATCGCGACGAAGTTAGTTCGAACTACATTGGGTCCGAAAGGGCAAAACGCGTTTATTGATGATAAGCTACAGCCGAAGATAACGAATGACGGTAAGATGATTCTGAACTCAATCACTTTAAAAGATAAGTTTGAGAATATGGGATTGTGGCTAGCTAAAAACGCGAGCAGTCAAACTGATGATGACGCAGGAGACGGTACGTCGACTACGACTGTCCTACTCGAAGCTATAGTCGCTGAAGCGCAGAAGAGACCTGAAAGTGTTATGGATATTAAGCGTTCTTTACTCGAGACAGGCGCTAGAGTCGTTGAGTATATCAAAGAAGCGTCTACTTCTATAAAAAAAGAACAAATTGCGTCAGTCGCGAGCATATCCTCAGAGAGCGAGACTATAGGAGAGCTTATCGCTGAAGTAGTCGAAGAAGTGGGCGAGAAAGTGCCGGTGAAAGTTGAAGATAACGCTATGCCTAGAATCGAGTATGAGATATCGCAAGGATTAGAGACTCCTGTTGGGTATGCTGACCCTGCGTTTATCAATGATATTCGCAACGGAACTTGTGAATTGGAAAACGTCGCTGTATTCGCAACAGACCATAAGATATCTAGCTTACCTGACTTGACTGTATTCTTAGAAATGTTGAAAACGAATCAACTCAGTAATATCGTTATGTTGGTGGCTGATATCGACGCTTCAGTTCAAGGAATCTTCGTGAACTCAAAGCATATGGGTACAATGAATCCTTTAATCATTCACGCTAGAAATGCAGACCTAGACGATATGGTGGCTATGTCGGGAGCGACTCTGATATCTGAAAAAACGGGATTAAAATTGTCTGACGTAAAGCTCGAACACTTAGGAACGGTTAAGAAAATTGTAGTAGGCAGTAGAAAAACCGTAATTGTGAATGACTCTCCACTAGCTAAAGAGCAAGCTGAGAAGCTTAGGGCTATGGCAGAAGAGACCAAGAATATGTACGAAAAGCAGTTTATTTCTGATAGAGCCGATAGGTTAACTGGTGGAATCGCTGTTATCAAGGTTGGAGCTAATGTAGATATTGAAAGAGAATACCAAAAGTACAAAATTGAAGACGCTATAAACGCGACTAAATCAGCGCTAGATGAGGGTATCGTTGAGGGTGGTGGTATGTGTCTCTACAGAATATCAAACAAGTTCAAAGGGAACTCGATTGGTGAAGCGATACTAAGAAACGCGCTAAAAGCTCCGCTTAAAGCTATCATTGAAAATTGCGATGAAGACTACACCGCAGTTATCAAGAAAATGACTAGGAACAAAGGCTACGACGCTAAAGAGAACAAAATGGTCGATATGATAGAGTCGGGAATCATAGACCCAGCTAAGGTGACGCGTTGCGCCTTTGAAAACGCGCTAGAAACCGCCAGTAATTATATAACTATGTCCGTCTGTATAGCTGATGACGAAGAGGAAGAAGAAAAACAAATACCTAGACAATAATATGACACCATTAAACAAGAAAATTCAATTAGAGATTAAGGAAGTAGAGGTTGGAATGATTCAGAGCGAAGCTATCGAAGAACACGGAACTATTCTAGCTATAGGTAGTGAAGTAGACGCTAAGAAATTCCCGATTGGAAAAGAATTGTACTTCAAAGCGTGGGCAGTTGATGTAATCACAGAGAGCCAAGAGAAATTATACTTTATAAGTTCGGACTCCGACGCTATCTGTGCAATAGAATAATATGAAGATATTTTATGTAATCTTTCATTTGTCCTTAACAGCAATGCCTATGATTTCTTGGAGTATCGTTGGGGTCAACCCAGACGTGAATCAGATTGTGATTGGTTCGCTGGTATCAGCTAACGGGTTCTTTCAAGGTCTAGTCTGTATGTACCAAATAAAACGGGAAAGATAATGAAACTCTACTGTAACCAATGCGATTGGGAGAGCGAGTCAATCAGTTGTCCTTATCATTTGGCTAGAGAAGATAAAGTAGAGGTAGAAAAAACGCGTGACTCTCTTAAACGAGACACCACGCGCAATTCTTGTCAGGGCTATCCTGACTGCACCACTTATAACGACACAAGTTCTAATTAATTACAAGTATTATGAAAAATGATATGCAGAAACATATAGAGATAAAGAGCTACACAGTTAAGGGAATACGAGTTGCGGTTGAGATAGATTACGACGGAGACCAAGTAGCCTTAGTTGACCTAGACAAAGGAAGCCACGGGGGCAACGCAAAGCATTGGGTCTTCGCAGGTAGAAGTTGTGAGTACGAGCAAGGTTGGTACGATATATTAAATGCTATGAAAGTCGCAATGGGTGAAGCCTTTGCTGATTTAGCAGAGCATAACAAGAAGAATGGGTAACCCTATGAACCAACCAGATAAAGAGTGCCAGACTTGTGATTATAAAAATGCAGTAAGACACGGCAGAGCTGATTGGAGGTGTCGTGATTGTGGTAGACAGCTAATGCTTGAATTAGTTTTGATGCACGAGGCTGAAAACCAAGATAAAGAGAAGAAACTGGAACTAAGAGATTGGCTACCAGACTTTAAGAAGTTCTTTATTCTGCTATTTGGGGTAATGCTCCCTTGGATTTTACTACTTTCATTATTAACCAATGGATTGTGTGACTGATA